GCCCCAGGTAAGACACCAGCACAGCAGCGGGTCGCACAGAGACTAGAGAGGACACTGCGATGACCGCTGTTGTGCAATGGGAGGTAGATTCTCAGGGCGGATACATGTACGCGGACGAGCTGTCCGACATTCTCCGCACTGAATTGCAGCCCCTTTGCCGCTTTCGCCAGTTCTGCGAGCCCGACCCGGGTGCGCTGAACAAGGGTCTCAAGCGCGGCGACAAGTACCGCTGGAACGTGTACGGCGACGTCGCCACGCAGGGCCGCGAGCTCGACGAGCTGCAGCCCATGCCGGAGACGAACTTCACCGTCACGCAGGCCGAGCTGACTGTCACCGAGTACGGCAACTCCGTGCCTATCACCGGCAAGGTGATGGCGCTCGCTAAGCACGACGTTGAGGCGATCGTCACCAAGGCGCTGAAGAACGACGCTCGCAAGGCGTTCGACATCGCCGTTTGGGAAGAGTTCGACTCCACGCCGCTGCGCGTTGTGCCGACGGGCGGCTCGTCCACGACCAGCGTGACGCTGACCGAGAACGGTGTGCCGGGCGCGGTCAACAACGTCGCGATGGGCACGGGCCACGTCAAGGCCATCGTGGACCTGATGCGTGAGCGGAACATCCCCGGCTATGCCGGCGATGACTACATCTGCATCAGCCACCCGACCACGTATCGTCCGTTCAAGAACGAGCTTGAGACCATCTTCCAGTACACGAACGAAGGTCTCAACAAGATCTACAACGGCGAGGTCGGGCGCTACGAGGGCACGCGGTTCGTCGAGCAGACCTTTATCCCGAAGGGTGGCGCTGCCGACTCCACGGCGTTCGATCCGTACACGCAGACAGCGGACGCCTGGGATAACGGCAAGAGCTCGTGGGCCTTCTTCTTCGGCGCTGACACCTGCAACGAGGCCATCGTCATTCCCGAGGAAATCCGCGCCAAGCTGCCGGGCGACTATGGCCGGTCGGCGGGTATCGCCTGGTACTTCCTCGGCGGCTACGGCCTCTTCCACACGCAGCCGAGCCAGGCCCGCATCGTGAAGTGGGATAGCGCGCAGTAGCGCAGCTCAACGACACCGGCGGGCGGCGCGTACCTAGCGCCGCCGCATGACGCGAAGAGAGAAGGAATCCAGAGCTATGAGCTACGATCGTCCCAACCGCCTCACTTACACGTTTCCGGCCCTCGATTGGGGTGCCAACAACTCCGAGTCGTTCGGCATCCGTGGGCCGAAGGGCAAGAAGGGGCGCCTCATCGATTACGGCGTGATCGGCGTCACCGAGGCGTTCACTAGCGATAACATGACCATCTCCGTCGGCACGGCCACCGATCCTGATGCTTTCGGCGACGAGTTCATCCTGAACGGTGCCGCCGCGGGCAGCGCCAAGACGGTGCGCTCGACCTACGCCGAGCACGAGCAGGGGTTCAAGAACCATATGGTCAATCCGAACCTGCCGGCTGACACCGACATCGTTGTCACGATGACCGGTGCCAGCGCCGCTGGCATTGGCACGCCGTTCGTCGTGATCGATTGGGATTGGTGATGCGATCCCTCTACGGCGATCCCAACAGGGCGCGGGTTCGGAACCTGCGTGACGAGCCCCGCCACCTCGACACCGGAGGAACCGGTGAAGCTGCTCGGGACGGGTATACCCGTCTCGCGCGCCGGCCCCGCTCTCTGTGGGAAGATGAGATCGTCTCCACAGAGAGTGCGGACAGGATAGAGCAGTTCGAGCGGGAGTACCCTTCGCCGCTCGACCTGATGGACTCTTACTAAGGAGAAAGCGCGATGCGCAAGGAAGAGAGCGCCCACTTTGGGCAGAAGATCCGTACCGAGACGGGCCCCGATCGTTCGAGCTTCATGAAGAACGACAGCGAGGCTCTGGTCGGGCGGAGCTTCAAGGGCGGTCCGCGTGACCTGAGCCATTCGCTCAGTGGCACGTCCGTCCAGAATTACAACGACGTTCCTGCAAAGAAGCGTTGAGATCCTGACGGGGGCCGCAAGGGGGCGGGTCGGAAACGGCCCGCCTTTTTTCTTTCCGACTGAGGGAGACGACAAGCAATGAGCGAAGCACACAAACTCGACCATAGCAGACCGTTTGGCACCGTTACGCCGCCTTGGCAGGACGATGACTTCGACCGCCCAGCCTTTTTCGAGCAGGACGGCAGGTTCTTCGATCAGTTCGGTATCGAGATTATCCGCGGCGTGCCGCTCTCGAAGATGAAGCTCGAGAAGCAGGAAACTAAGGACGATCACACGCAGAAAGCCGAAAAGCCGCCGATGAGCCCAGCGCAATTGCTGCGTCAGGCGGACACTATGCCGTGGTCGCGGTTCAAGAAGGAGGCGAAACGCATCCTTGGCGATGCCTGCCCGGCCTCAAAGGCCGAGATCAAGATTGCTCTTGAGCAGGCCATCGCCGCCTACAGGCAGCGGCAGCAGGTCAGAATGGCGCGCGTCGGACAGTCCGAAGAACCGGGAACGCCAGTCGTTGCTCAGAGTCCCAGGAACACCTCCGTCCCAGCGCCGACAGGACCGGCCAAAGGATCAACCAGAGTCGACCTCGAAGCATGGGCCAGAGGCAAGAAGGATTACCTGATCGGTGATCTGAGGAAGGCGTTCAAGCTCAAATACAACAAGGTCATCACCGAGCGCCGTGATGCTCTCGATTTCCTGATCGAGCAGCGCGTGGTGACACCACAAGAGGCGCGTAAAGACATCGAATAAGGGCAAAAGACGTGGACTACGCAACGTTGACCGGGAGCAAAGGGACTCCCGGTTCCATCGCAAACTACCTCAACCGGAATGACCTTCCGGTCACGGACATACTGGCTGAGGCGGAAGCGTTCATTTACGAGAAGCTGCGCGTGCGCGAGATGCAGAAGCTCGTCACGCTCACCTTCAGTGATGGATCGCAGACCGCCAATCTTCCTAGTGATTTCCTCGACCCACAGAGCTATAGGCCGTGGGGTTGGGCCGATGCGCTGATCTACGTCCACGAAGATAAGCTAGACGCCTACCGGGATAGGGACGGCAATCTCTTCAAGAGCTCGACGCCAAACCGATGGACCGTCATCGGGAACACAGCCTATGTCGACGTTGAGCTGGACGGCGATTTCTCGGGCGACCTGATCTACTACGCGCGGCCCGCTTCGCTCAGCCCCAGCAACCCAACGAATTGGCTCACGCAACGCTATCCCCGTCTGCTGCGCACCGTCTGCATGGGGATTGGCTACGAGCACATGAAGGATCACCAGCAGGCCGATCGTTACTTGGCCCGCGGTGAGGCGCTGATCTTTGAGGCATCAGCAACAAACGAAACCTACCGGCGCGGTCAATACGTGCCTGCCTAACGGGGGGATAGCCGTGGCAGATACCCTCACGACCAATCTCAAGCTGACCGACCAAGAGGAAGGCAGCAACAACAATACATGGGGCAGCATCGTCGACGCCAACTGGTGGCGTCTCGACGCTGTGCTCGGTGATCTGACCGAGATCACTACGTCAGGAGGTCAGGTCGTCCTGACAGATGAGCAGGAATTTGTTGCGGCTATCCGTATCGAAGGATCGCTGGTCAGCGATGCCGAGATCGTTTTCTCTGGCCGCGGCGGTTTCTGGATCGTGGATAATGCCACGAGCGGCGATTATGTCGTCAGGTGCAAGACACCTGGCGGCACGGGCGTCATCATCGAGCAGGGGACCAAGCAGGTTATCTGGTGCGATGGCGTGGACATTTTTGCCGGCGTGACTTCGCCGGATGCCGCGCCTGAGATAATTCTGGAAAGTCAGGCGACTACCGACGTTCTTGGTGCCGGTACCGAGTTCGTTGCGATTTCGGGAACGAACACTATCGAATCCTTCGGAACTGGCCAAAACCGGAAACGCTTCTGCCGGGCCACTGGCGCCTTCACGATCAAACATAATGCGACGTCGCTCATTTGCCCGGGTGGCCACGACATCAAGGCGCAGGCCGGTGACACGTTCATTGTCATTTCTGATGCAAGCAGTAACGCGCGTATCCACTCCTATCAGCGCGCCTCTGCAGTTCCGGCCTGGTTACCCGTCGGCACTGTCGTTGACTATGCTGGCGCAACAGCACCTCCGGGATGGCTGTTTTGTTATGGTCAAGAGGTTTCACGCACCACATATGCCGCTTTGTTCAATGCGATAGGTACTGCCTACGGACCCGGCGATAACGTGACGACGTTCAACCTGCCCGACTGCCGGGGGCGCGTCACGGCGGGCAAGGATAACATGGGCGGCACGTCGGCAAATAGGCTGACGGGCCAGTTGTGGGGTGTATACGGCGATCAGCTCGGTGCAACGGGCGGTACTGAAACGCACGCGCTGACCGTGGAACAACTGCCTAGCCATAGACACTTCTTCTCGGCGACGACAGGATCTGGCGGATCGCACCGGCATCTCATGTTCGCTGATGAAGATGGGCCTTCCGCGGGCCCGACTATCTACACTCAAGTCCGGCGCGCATGGACCATCGTCAGCTCCCCCAGTAATTACCAGATGCAAAGGACGGATACTGAGGCGACCGTTGGCCGGACCAGCGAGGCCGGAAGTCACACCCACTCAGTTTCTGGTGATACGGGCAACGCTGGCTCTGGGTTGGCGCACAACAACGTTCAGCCCACCATCATAATGAACAAGATTATCTTCGCGGGGGTCAACGCATGACGTTGCTACCGCTCGACATCCCGCCGGGGATCGTCAAAGTCGACTCCCCGAACGCTGCCAAGGGCCGTTACACAGATTCCGACAAGATCCGCTTCATCCGTGGCCGGCCAGAGAAATGGCGCGGTTGGGTGAAGATCGTGGCCGATCAGATGCTCGGCAAAGCACGCGGCGCTGTGTCGTGGACTAACCGTTTCGGCAACACCAATGCTGCCTTCGGCACCAATCGTCGTCTCTATGCGTTCATCGGAGGCGATACTCTAGAGAACATCACGCCGATGCGTGCGACCGGGGTGTCGCTCGGAGCAGATCCGTTCGAGGTGGAGGAAGACTCCACTATTGTTAGGGTTACGCACGTCGAACATGGAGCTGACGCCGGTGCATTCGTCACGTTTTCCGGCGCTGTTTCGGTGGGCGGTATAACCGTCAATGGCGAGTACGAGATCATCGAGGTGATCGATGCCAACACCTACACCATCGAGCACTCGACTCCGGCCAATGCTAATGCGACAGGCGGTGGCAATAGCGTCAGGGCAGACTATGAACTCAACCCCGGTCAGCCAGATACCGTCCCCGGCCACGGATGGGGTGCCGGTCGGTGGGGCGAAGGCACGTGGGGCACGGAACGCGACACCGGAATCGACATCGACTTCCGTTATTGGAGCTTGCAGGAGTACGGTAACGAGCTGATGGCAAGCCCGAGCGGAGGTTCGCTGTACCTGTGGGAGCAGCAAACGGACGATCGCGCAGAGCACGTTACGAATGCTCCTGCCTCGGCGCGCGCCATGTTCGTGACCGGCGAACGGTTCGTCTTCATGCTAGGCACGACCTCGCCGATGACGGTGCAGTGGCCGGATCAGGATGATCCGACGGACTGGACACCAACCGCAGCGAACACGGCCAACGTTCGCACGCTGCAGGTTGGGTCCAGGCTGATGAATGGCGTGGCGCTCGTGGATGGCGTCTCGCTCGTCTGGACCGATATTGGGGTGTATGTGTTCCAGTACACCGGCACCGATCTCGTTTACGACTCGCGCCTGGCCGGTACGAGTTGCGGCCTGATCGGTCAGCACGCTTTCACGAAAGCCTCGGGTGTCGCATTTTGGATGAGCCCGCAAGGCTTTCACATGTACGTTGGTGGCGTGCAGGTGATCCCAAATGCCGAAGATGTTCGCGCCTGGGTATTTCGTGATATTGACCCAGAGCAAGTTCTCAAAACGTGGTGCATTTATGACCAGCGGAACCATCAGGTTCGCTGGCATTATTGCTCGAGAGGCGCGACCGAGCCGAACCGTTACGTCGATGTGTCTCTGCATGATTTCAGCTGGACCATCGGCACGCTCGACAGGATCACTGGCACTCTTTATCGTCCGTCAACTGGCTCAAGCCTTTTGGTGAGCCACGACGGCTACATCTACGAACACGACATCGGCACTGATGCTGATGGTCAACCACTAAGAGCAACGTTGACGTTTGGCCTCTACGCACTTACTCGCGGAGAGAGAAACGTCGACATCATGGGGCTCATTCCAGATTGCGAGCGACAGTCTGGGTACCTCAAATATACCATTTTCACGAAGGATTGGCCTAACTCTCCAGGCATTCTGGACGTGCAAAGCGTTACGCTTGCTCCGGGAGACCCCGAGGCTAATCTTCGGGTGTGTGGCCGCTTCTTTAGCATGGAGATTGAGTCAAACCAGATTGGCGGAGATTTTCGCCTCGGTATCCCGCATCTCGAAGTTGCACCAGCAGGAATGCGCCTATGAGACACGTTCCTCTTACGCCAGCACCGCTTTCAGACGACAAGAGGCTCCTGCGCTGGTGCCATGACAAGATCGTGGAACTAAGCCGCGCCAGCCACATCGACGAGATTTCCAGTTATACGCTGAAGAAATTGGCGGATTTACTTGCCGAGAAACTGACCGCCGCATTGGCGCCAGTCTCTCTGGAGTATGATTCAATCGTCGATATTAACTGGAAAGGATTCATCAACGCCGAGCTCGTTGTTCAAAATAATTGTCAGATCGGCAATCCGACGGATGGAATGCCAGGGACGTGGCGCACCATCATCGTGAAAGGGAACGACTCGACACAGAGAACGATTGCATTTGGCGATCAGTTCGGTGGGGAAGTGCCGCAGATTTCCGACGTTACCGACACGAAATGGTATCAGATCTTCCTCTATTGTGTGTCATCAACGCACTTCCTTGCTTCCGCCCGTGATGCGAGCCCGCCGTCGCCATAAGAATCGCGGCGCGGGGACTGCCTGCTTTAGCTGGCAGAGGAAGCGCCGCCCTCTATTCGAGAGTTGACGCATTACGCGCACATTTCCACATTTGACGACATGAAGCTGGTCGCCAACATCAAGCTGAAACCCACGCCAGAGCAGGAGAAACTGCTCCGTGAGACGCTTGAGCGTTGCAATCAGGCGTGCAACTTCCTCTCCGCCAAAGCGTGGGAGACGCAGAAA